GCAGAAATGGATCTCAACAAACATGGGGAGAATTCAGAGGAGTTATTAAAAATAAAAGTGGTGTTGAATCTGCTGGTATTGGTTCTATTATTGTTATTGATCCGGTTAGAGATTTAGGTCTCAGTGCTTTCCTTTCATCCGGGTCTCTTGGTCAATTTTCCTTCCAAGCCACTGTAACTTTTGAAAATATTAATGGTCATACATTTGGTGCAGGAACTACAACAGCAACATCAGATCAGTTTGAAGCATGTGAAATTGCTACCATTTGTAATTATGGAGGAATCCTAATTAATGATAAAGGCAGTTCTAGTACTATGAGCGGATTATTAACAAAACAAGCCGTTTTAGAAGCAAAAGCTGGAAACAATCCAACTATTAATTATGAAGAAATAAATGAAATGGTTGGTGGTAACTTTGGTAAAGCTGGTATGACAACTATGAGTAACATTCTTGATAGCTTTAAAAGAACAGGAAGAGCAATAAATAAAGCTAAAAATATTGAAGAAAAAAATATTAACACTATTCAAGATAAATTAAGCAAATATATGTAAATATATATATAAGAATTTTCCAATAAAAATAATGTATAGTATTATATATAAATAATGTTTGGTTATAACGATATGAATACAAATGTCCCTAATCCATTTGTTACACAAGGTAATATAGTCTTATCTGGTGCTGGTAGAAAAAAAAGAACTTATCAAATGAAACCTATTGATTGGGCTCGTATGAGAAAAGCAGAAGAAGAGTATGAACCTAAATATGAATTGCATGGGTCTGGTATGGATGGTGCTGGGTGGATGGACGATATTAAAAAAGGATACAATAAAACCAAATCTGCTGTAAAAAGTGAAACTGGTCAAAAGATTAAAAAAGCATTAATGGAAGACAAAGATTTTATGAAAGAATTTAATAAAGCAAAAAAACAGTTAAAAGATTATACTGATGGGAAAAGAAAAACCAAACCTGGGAAAGCTGCTATGTCTATTTTAGAACAAGCTGGTGTTATTTCTAAAATTGAAAATGAATTTAAAGGTGGAGTTAATAGACTGAAGAAGGCAAAGCGCTGGCGTGATTTCAGTGAAGAAACCGCATATAAAGGTATTGATCTAGCTGATTATGGTTACAGAAAAGCTAAAACAGCAATGAATCCTGTATCACGCACTGTGAGTGGTTGGTTCGGTGGAGCACAAGGAGGAGCAAAACGTGGCCCATCAATGTGGATAACACACGTAAAAGACTTTGCACAAAAAAATAATATTCCGTATAAGGAAGCCCTTAAAGCTGCTGGACCTAGCTACAGAGCAATTAAAAATAAAATGTAATTAATTAATATTATTTGAATTTAAACCAATAATATTAATTATTCTTTGATGTAAGTAGATAGAGCCACGTCAACCGACGTACCCATCTCTTTAGTATCAGACTTAAGTTCATCTACCATGTCACCATATTTATTTGAGAGATACATATTCCTAAACATAGAACTGCCTATATTTTTACCAAATATTTTATTTAAAATTCTGGTTATTTCTTGACTTTTTTCAATTGGTTCATTATAGAAGCTTTTCAAAAAATGCACATCATAATTCTTATTTTTCAGTTTTGATTTTTCTGGATGATTATTCAAATATAATTCTATTACTTTCATTAAGTCTTCTTCAATAGGAACAACAACTTGGTTATATTTACCTTGTGTCTTATAATTATTAAATACAAATTCACCTTTTTTCATATCAAGATAATTGTATTTATCATCATTCATATTATTTGATATTTTCATTAATGAGTAATCAACATTTCTTCGTGGTGGATGTAGTGTATATAATGAAAGCACCACATAATTTAACAAGTTGTTGTAATCTTCTTTATTTCTAACTCTCTTAACAACCTTTGATTTTAGGTCTTTACTGATTTCATTAATATTGTCATTTGTCATCCAATTCTCCATCTGTTTATCACTCTTTTCTGTTCTTACCTTTAGTTGATTATTAAAATTAGAAAGAATTTCAAAATACATGTCATATAAATTTTGATGTTTAGAGTTTTTTAAAACAGTGCATATAGCTATAATATAACTACGTTGTGTTGTTGGTTTATAATCTTTTATCATATTTAATATTTGTTTTGGTTCTTTCAAAAAGTTAAAATTGGTAATAGGCATATCGTTATTTAGTTTCATCAGATTTCTAGTATATAATTTTTTACTACTATCACTGATAGTTTTATCACGTTGTTCAAATACTTTATTTAAAAATTCCATTATATATATAATCTACATTAAAAAATATTCTTAAACTTAAATATTACCGCAATTCGTCAAAATGTCTTAATATGATTACAAATTGCGGTAATATATATATATGGGTTCTAGCAAATTAAAACATATGTTTAATCATATCATATAAATCCATGTCTTGTTTTTTGTATCTCATACATTGAAATATACTTTTATAAATGAAAGCATATACCCTTGCTTTACTCCATTGCTCTGCTGATAACCTTTTACTTTTACCTTTTCTCAAATCACTATTTTTACTAAAATCCTTTAATCTTACTGAACCTAAATTTGTATTATATGCACCTTTTCCTCTTTTCTCAACCTCTTTCAATATCTTAATAGGTATTCCTGTAATATGTGTTAACTCTTTCAATGTATGTTCAGTATCTTCATCTAATCCTAATTTAATATTAAATCTTTGTTTATAACTTTTGTATGTCATATATGTAGGTGATATAATTTATGCTGAGTGACGAATTCGTCAAAATATCTTAATATAATTACAAATTCGTCACTCGGAATATATAAGGCGTTCTAACAAATTCGTCACTTAAATTTTAATATAAAATTCTTTCAATCATATTATCTATATCATACTATATATGAAACTAAAAGGAGGCAGTTTAAAAGTAAAAGAGATAAAATCATTTTTAGAAGCTAGTTATGAGGAAGATCCACCTAAAGAAATATTAGGTTATGAGTTAGACGAAAAGTTGTCTTTTTTATATGGTAAAGTTTATGTTAATCACAAAATGAAAAAAGTAGTTGTAGCACATCGTGGAACAGTAGAGAATATTGACTGGGCAAATAATGCATTGTACGCTCTCAGTTCTGAAGCCTACAAATTAACACCAAGATATCAACAAGGTTTAAAAATGCAAAATGATGCACATAAAAAATATAAGGGTTATCAATTCGAGACGCTAGGGCATAGCCAAGGTGGTCTGCTTGCTCATTTATTGAGTGATAAAAGTATGAATGGTTATCTCGTTAATCCTGCATATAAGAAAGAACAACTTAGAGATAATGAATATGTTATAAGATCATCTGGAGATATTGTATCTAAATTAAGTGTTCCACGAAAATATTTGAATGCTTTATTATATCCGAACTGGTCCAAAAATCATTACATAACGATACCTGCAAAAACTAGTAACCCAATTACAGAACATAAACCAGATATTTTAGATAGACTTGACCCTGAACGATCTATAGGAAGAGGTGCCGGATTTGGTAAGAGAACATTAAAAGGCTATACTATAAACGATGAACTGAGTGGTGGTTGTCATTGTGATGAAATGAAAGGAGGATCAAGAGCTAGTAATCAGTGGGTTGAACATGTTAAAAAATATGCAAAAGAAAATAATATGACTTATGCTTGTGCTATTCCTGAAGCTAAAAAGACTTACATTAAAGTAGATAAGAATGCAAAGAAAAAAGAAATGATGGAAGTATTAAAAAAGAAATGGAGAAGCGATATTAATAAAAACTTTACAACAGTATTAAGAGCAAACCCTGAAAGCCTACCAAGTTTAAGATTAAAATTTAAAACACGTAATAAAGGTTATAGGGAATATATGCAACAAGTAGCACCAAAGATGTATATAAAGCTAACAGAAAAGATAGGAAAGAGTAATTAATGTATATTTTACCAATAGATAATAATCTAAATTAGTCTTCTTTGATAAAATTTATAAATTATTTGACTTATATATAATGTAAATTAACCACCTTATGGAATATATACATTATTCAATATATCCACAATTCAAATAAATATATATAGTAATATATATAAGATGAGTCTTTCGTTAAAGCAACAGTTAAACAACGCCAACACCGAATTAACCGCAATTGAAAGTGAAGTGAATACACTTAAAACACAAACTGCCGAGGCCATTGCCTTCCACCACAATTTTGTTACTAGTGATGAAAATATCGTGCAACTTGTAAACAGAACAACAACCAACGCAAGCAGTATTAATACTTTACAAAGCACTACCACAAGCCAAGCTAATGAAATTAATCAACTAGAAACAGATATAGCTAATAATGCTAGTAATATTGTCGCTATTAACAATTCATTTACATCTACCACTGATTTATTAAGAACTGATTTAAATAGTGAAA